AAAGCATTGTGTGAGAATCTAAACTCACTTACAAGTATGCTCAAATGGCTAATTGGTACAATGATTACAACACTTGTAGGGTTCTTTATATTTGCAGTTCAAAGAGGAATATTTTAATTAATTAGGAGGATAAGAGATGGATAATTTAATAAGTTTTATACCAGAGCAGTTGCTAATTTTAGTAGCTGCTCTCTCTATTATAGGTAAGGGCTGTAAGAAGTATAAGCAACTAGATAACAAATATATTCCAGTAGTGTTATTAATACTTGGTATAGGATTTTCTATTTGGATGTTAGGACTAAGTCCTGTTGCAGTCTTACAAGGCGTGATTTGTTGGGGTATATCAATAGGTATAAACCAAACTTACAAACAGTTGAAGGAGGAAAATAAATAATGAAAATATGTATAACAGTAGGACACAGTATTTTAAAAAGTGGAGCATGTACTTCTGCTGATGGAGTAGTTAACGAGTATCAATACAACAAATCTCTTGCACCAGTATTAGCAGATACATTTAGAAAAGAAGGGCATAAGGCAGATGTAATAATATGCCCAGAAAAGCAGTTTAAAACTAAGAATGAAGAAAAGTCTTATAAAATACCTAGAGTTAATAGTGGAGGATATGATTTACTTATAGAGTTACATTTAAATGCAAGTAACGGTCAAGGTAAAGGTTCAGAAGTTCTATATTATAGTAATAAAGGCTTAGAGTATGCAACTAGAATATGTGATAAACTAGGTACAGTATTTAAAAATAGAGGAGCTAAATTAGATAAAAGTTTATATATTTTAAACAGTTCTAAACCCACTGCAATACTAATTGAAAGTTTCTTTTGTGATAACAAGGAGGATTATGAGAAGGCTAAGAAACTTGGATATGAAGGTATGGCTAAGTTAATTGTAGAAGGTGTATTAAATAAGAGTATTGAAAGTAATGAGGTGAAGCAAATGTATAAACACACAATAGTGTACAGTGGTGATGATAGAGTATCAGCAGATATTTTAGGATTATATTATAAGAGAGAAAAAGAAAGTTACTTAGTAACAGATATAAAAGACTATAAACCACATAGAACACAAAATCTATATGTAATCGGTGGAGTAACTTGTAATAAAATGAAGGAAATGAGTAAGACTACAGGAGAAAAATTTACTCAACTATATGGTAATGATGTGTGGTCAACATTGGATAAAGCTATAGAATTTGTAAAAGAAAAATTGTAGAGTTAATGATGAATAGCTAATGATAGACTATATTTGTATAGTTTATCATTAGTTTATGCAATCAAAATTATTATTTTTCAGAATTGAAATTTTCATGCTCTTTACTTACTAGATAATCATTAAAGTCACAGAATTTTAAATTATAATAACTTTCGTAACTATTATCATAATGAACTTTTTCATTATTTTCAATAGAATTTAAATAACTATGGTTGTTAATATTTGCATTTTTTATATTTAAGTATGTAAACATGTAGATTTTATAATATTTATAAATATTATGATATAATAAGGTAAGTAAAGTTTATTTTTATAGGGGGATATTAATGAGAAAGATTGAGATTTTTAACAAACTAACAGGAATTAGTTGTCCAATATTTGGAGTGTCATGGGATCCACCAGAAAGTGAAAGAAAAATTGCTAGAAGAATTATAGTTTTTCTTGAACCAAAAAGAGTTCTATATTCTCCATATGAATATGAGACTATTGAACCAGTTGTGAATTCTGTAATAGAAATAAAAAATTATTTAACATCAGAGTTAATGAATGTTAATGAAAAATCTGAATTACAAGGATATATTAGAGCTATGAGAAATTCTTGTAATAAGTTTTTGAGTAAATGCAAGGATGATAATAATTTTAGAGTGCAAGCTTGTTGTGCTGGAAATATATCTAATTGGATTTTTACTTCTGCAATAGGAGAAATGAGAGGGAATTTTGGCATAATGATAGGTCAAATAGTATCTGCTTATGGAATAAGTATTGAAGACGACCTTGCAAACATTATACCAGAATAAGACAAATTATATGTGATATTTATTTTAATCAAAAGATTTTAAATTAATAATAGTATAAATTGTAGAGTATTATATTTTTTACATTGAATATAAAATAACCTGTGATAATAAAACGAACGAAAATTATCATACTAAAACATAAGACATGTTATAATTATATTACATATTTCATAAATATACATTTAAAGCATTCCTTTTATACGAGTGCTTATTTTTTTGAAATTCATTAATGTATAAACTATCAAGAACATTACTCAACACACCTTAAAATCGATTTAAATTCTTTTTCATACACAAAGTTATATGATATAATAAAAAAGTAAATATGTAACCCCAACACATCTTTACTAAGTCAAACATTATTATATAGAGCATTCTTCATTATGGAGAGTGCTTTTTCATTTCTTTGAATAACCATGTTGATTATTTATAATATTTTCATTTAATTTATCTTTATCTATCAAATTTAATGCACAATTAATACAAATGTTAGTTTTCATATGACTTTTCTTATGAAAAGTAATATACTTATTATCATCTTTGTTTATTCCTTTATTACAGTAATCACATAATATAGTCTTAGTCATATTTTTATTCCTTTCATTTTATATTTTCCATAATTAAGTTTAACATATTTAGTATATACCTATGTATATATATTTAAAACAATGTTTTTTATTGCAATATAGAATATATTGTATAAATAAAAAAATATGGAGAATGGATATTTGATAATTGTAAAATTATGTTATAATTAAAATGCAAGAATATATCTTGCAAGAGGCTACAATCTAAGGGCGAAAGTTTTCGGAAATCACCTTCGAACGAAAGGGGGTGAGTATATGAAAACACTTATGTTTATACTTGTTATAGCGTATTACATTACTATTGTAATAAAATCTATTACAACAATAGTAAAGTCTATAACAAGATTATTAGATTCTATAAGTAGATTAAAAGAATCTTTACATAAACTAAGAAATCGTCCTGACGGCAATCAAGACGATTTCAATGAATAAATCATTACTTAAATTATTTTGAATTTTAAACTTCACTCTAGGCTAATAGATTGTAGTTTCTTTTTTTGTTTTTGATACGAATTTACATCTTTATTATATCGCATTTTGAGAAAAAATAAAACTATGAATGCTAGAAATATATTTTATTTTATCTCTAAGTATATATATTATTATCCCCCTAAAAAACTTTCATAAAAACAAAAAGAACAATATCTCTTTGGCAACTGGCTGGCATAATTTATAAGAATTTTATAAATCTTAGTCCCTATAGCTTTGCGTCACTAAATTTCTCTAGTTTTGCCGATTTAGTTTTACTCTACAACTACAATAATACATTAGAATGAGTCATTATGCAACATGCTTGTTTGAAAATTAAATAAATTTATAGGTATGAATAATATTTTTTGTATGTAAAAACAAACTAAAAACGTAGAATATATGGTAAAACTTACCTGTAGTTTTTGTCCTAAAAAGCTCCTATTATTAACTTAAATTAAGTTTAATTTAGGGAAGTGACATAAAATGGAACAACAAGAAGTAGTTAATAAACTGCGCAGAGGAGAACTAATGTTAATGGAATACTTGTGGAGGAAAAAGTCTATTTTATCTAAAAAAGAAATAATAGAAGCAATGAAAGATAGGTATAAGTGGAGGAAAAGCACTACAGAAATTCTTTTAAAAAGATTAGTAAAGATGAAAACATTAAAAAAGAAGAGGATAGGTTTTCAATTTAGTTATGAAGTATTAGTAACTAAAAAAGAATATTTAAATGCTAGAAAAGAAGATAGACAGGTAACTAAATATGATAGTTTTTTTATACGAATGTTTACTACTATGCATAAAAAAGAAAAGATGACAGAAGAACAGATAAAAAAATATATAGAAAATATGGAAAAAATTGGTAAAGAATAA